AGCTGAACTCATGAGCCGCAGTGGGTGTTATTGGAAACGGATGGAGTTATTTGATAACTACAGCTATGGCTTCTGTCCTGACAAAAAATCATGGGACAAATTTTGGACGGCCATAGACGCAGGCAAGATGCACATACCTCGTTACCCCGACGATTCAGACGCACGCACTACGTTTACCAACCCGAGTGAATACAACGTGGTTCATCCAATTGCGTTGGTGACTCTGAATAACGAGATAGANAAAGATCCGATTCAGGTTGCGGCGCTGTTGGTTCATGAGGCGGTGCATATCAAACAGGCGATTCTGGCTTGCTTTGGTGAGGACAACGTAGGGGACGAAACGGAGGCTTATATGGTTCAACGGATCTCGCAAGACTTAATGAACATGTATGTGGATGCGAGGGTTAGATGACTAATAAATTTTGGATGGTGTTCTCGGATGGTGGCAATACCCCGACAGTACGGCACGACAACATCATGGAAGCCATGAGGGAAGCCCAACGCATCGCACTCAAGAATGAACGCAACTGTTTCGTACTGGAATGCGTCGGTGTAGTGATCTGCAAAAAAGAAGTACTTACTCAATACAAAGAGATTAAATATGAGCAAACCACAGACTGTTGAGTCGTTTTGGAGTCGGGTAGCTAGAGGCAGAAAAGACCAATGTTGGGAGTGGCAGGGCGCGTGCAACAGTACGGGGTATGGAAATGTATCTTGGAATGGGGAGATATACACAGCACATCGAACCGCCGCTTGGATTACTGGCTTGGTGGATACGAAAGGCGCTCCCAAAAACAAAACAGACAGTACGCACGTACTCCATAAATGTGATAACAGAAAATGCTGTAATCCAAATCACTTCTTTCTAGGCTCTTATGGAGACAACCAAAGGGACGCATACAACAAAAATCGAAGAGCCCAACCTAAAGGCGAACATCACGCAAACGCAAAACTAACCAGTCTGCAAGTAGCAAGAATTAGAAGAGCTTACAGAAATGGGTTTCTACAAAAGAAACTTGCTGAAATATATGGCGTTAGCCAACGAACAATAAGCTTAATAGTACGAGGGGGTACATACGCATGACACGACTAGTTGTTTTGGATTTTGAAACTTATTACGACAAGGAGTTCAGCCTGTCGAAGATGACAACCGAAGCCTACATTCGAGATGATCGATTCGAGGTCATTGGGGTGGGCGTGAAGGTTGATGATCACCCGACCGACTGGTTCAGCGGCACGATGGAAGAAACGGCGCAGTGGCTCAAAGCAATCCCTTGGGACGACACCTACCTGGTGTGCCATCACACTGCATTNGATGGTGCAATTCTGAAGTGGCGCTTTGGTATCGAACCGAAGTATTACTTTGACACACTCTCCATGGCACGACCTATCACGCAACTGACNGTGGGTGGTTCCCTGGCCAAACTCGCAACGCACTACAACATCGGCAAAAAAGGTACGGAAGTTGTTAATGCACTGGGTAAGCGCCGGGCCGACTTCACGCACAACGATCTATGGCAATACGGTGAGTACTGCAGGAATGACGTAGAGCTATGCCGCCAACTGTTCGACATCTTGAAGCCTGGTGTGCCTGCCAAGGAGCTGTACATCATCGACTTGATGCTTCGGATGTTTATTGACCCGGTGCTGGAGCTCAGTACGGAAACCCTCGAGCAACACCTGGTCAAGGTTCAGGATCGTAAAGCCCGTCTGATGGATAAGCTGCTCGAGCTGCATGAGAGCATCACTACCGATATGGTTGAACGCCGTTTGGACGGTGAGACCAAGGATGAGATCGTGCGGAGCATGCTGATGAGCAACCCGCAGTTCGCTGAGGTATTGAAGAAGCTCGGTGTCGAGCCGCCCACCAAGATCAGCCTGAGAACAAACAAGGAGACCTATGCCTTTGGTAAAACAGATGTTGAATTCAAGAAGCTACTCGAGCATGAGGATGAGCGTGTACAAGCCGTCGTCGCAGCACGCCTCGGTATCAAAAGTACCCTGGAGGAAACCCGCACGCAGGCGTTCATTGGTATCTCGAAACGCGGCACTCTCCCAATTTTGCTTAACTACTATGGGGCGCATACTGGTCGCGCCAGTGGCGGGGACAAGATCAATCTGCAGAATCTCCCCAGGGGCGGATCGCTCCGTCAGAGTATTCAAGCACCCAAAGGCCATCAACTTGTGGCGTGTGATTCTTCGCAGATCGAAGCAAGGGTGGTTGCATGGTTGGCGTGCGAAACGGATCTCGTCGAAGGCTTTCGCAACAACGTAGACATCTACTCAAACTTTGCCACCGATGTGTACAACCGTCCGATCAACCGCAAACGCAAAGAGATCGTGGGCGGTAAAGAGATCTACCCTGATGTGGTGGAAGGGTTCGTGGGTAAGACTTGTCTTTCCGAAGGAACTCTAGTACTATCTAACCATGGGTGGAAACCTATAGAAAACATAACAACAACAGACTTACTTTGGGATGGGGAGGAGTGGGTATGCCATCGAGGGTTAGTGAACAACGGCATCAAGCCAACATTGAATCTTTGCGGAGTCTGGTTAACTCCGGATCACCAGGTGTGGTCAGGAACAAGCTGGATGGAGTCGCAATTAGTGGCAGCCGACGAAGATACCCTCTTCCAGTCATTGGACACAGGAGCGGAAAACTTACCGTTGCAGGCTATGTGGCTGGCATCCGAGGAGGAGTCAAATCCATCATCGTTAAGTGTGACTGCAACAACGCTGAGTACACAGTTGATCAGCAGAACTTCAAGAGCTTTAAAAGCACTAGATGCCCTGTTTGCGCCAAGAAAGCGTCTGCTACAAAACGTTACTGGATTTACAGCCAAGCAATGCCTGACGATGAGCACAGGACTAGGCTACTCAATCGCCTCGCTGCAGCAATCTCTAGGTGCCACACACCAACATGCAAGACGTATAGACACTACGGCGGGCGAGGAATTGAAGTATGCGACCAATGGCGCAATGACCGTGCCAGCTTTTTGCAGTATGTCCAGACTATTAACGGCTGGGAAAATGCTTCTTTCGAGATGGACAGAATTAATGTCAATGGCAATTATGAACCAGGGAATATCCGATTCGTATCGAGAGGCGATAACCTCAACAACAAGCGAAAAATATCAGACCTTGAGGAAGAGCTTGCAAGTTTACGATCTCGCTTGCGCCGGGCCGAGGCACAGATTCACAGTGCTAACTGAAGCAGGGCCGCTTATTGTTCACAATTGTATTCTTGGTCTCGGCTACGGCATGGGTAAAGACAAGTTCAAGGCCACGCTGAAGATCGGCCAGGCGGGTGTGTCGGTGGATATGCCCATCGAGGATGCCGAGCGTGTAGTCAACCTATACAGAGCCAAGTATCCCAACATCGTCAAGCTATGGAAGCAAGGACAGGAAGCACTGGTGGCGATGTCCAGGGGGCATGAGTACGAGCTGGGTACGAAGATGAAGCTCAAGTGTGCAAGCAACAAGATCTTTCTGCCTAACGGTATGTATATCAGTTACCCTAACCTACGCAAAGTGGGCGACGGGTTTGAGTACGACGCTCGGTATGGGGCAACCAAGATCTACGGCGGTAAGCTGATTGAGAACGTCGTACAAGCCCTGGCAAGGATCATCGTGTTTGATCAGATGGCCAAGATCGACCAGGACTTCCGCAAAAAAGACAAGCCAAATCAACGGTTTAAGGTGGCGCTAACGGTACATGACGAGGTTGTAAGCTGCGTACCTAACAAATTTGTTAACGAGGTTGAGCAGTTCATGATCCAAACCATGAGTGTTCCGCCCAAGTGGTGCGAGGACTTACCGGTAGCTTGTGAAGCGAACTATGGAGAAACATATGGCGATTGCAAATAAAGTAGTGTACGATATACAAACCGCGTCTAGCGGTATTACCCATTGGAGATTACATGGCGCTACCTAATGCATGGACGTTCTCATCGCTAGAGAAATTTGAAACCTGCCCCCGGCAGTACTACCACACTCGAGTTAAACGAGATGTGTATGAAGGCCCGACCGAAGCTACTAAATGGGGTGAGCGTGTACATACCGCTATGGAAAACCGGGTAGCGAACGGAACACCCCTGCCGGAAGGCATGCAGCACTGGGAAGGACTGGCCAGCAAACTAGCCGCACTGCCTGGCGAGAAGATGCCCGAAGTCAAGATGGCAGTGGACGACAGCTTCCAAGCCTGCGATTGGAAACAAGCCTGGAGCCGGGGCATTGCAGACTTGGTGGTTGTCGATAAGCAGACAGCCATTGTGCTGGATTACAAGACCGGTAAACGCAAGCCGACCGAGCAGTTGGCACTGTACGCAGGATATACCTTTGCTCGTTTTCCCGAAGTCGATCAGGTTCAGACGGGGTTCGTTTGGCTAAAGGATAAAAAGATCGATAAAGAGGTGTTTGTTCGTGAGCAGGTATCAGAAATTTGGACAGATTTTTTGCCACGGGTCAACAAACTTGAGTCATCATACGTACGTAGTTCTTGGCCGTGTCGCCCCAGTGGACTGTGTAAAGGCTGGTGTCCTGTAAAGAGCTGCGAATTTTACAAAGACAAATCCTAACCAACCAATACGAAGATGATCCGCACAACTTACTCACTCCTGCAGACCCGTGAACTGGTTGAATTTGCGATGGCGCGTGACGCCCGCACGGAATTGGAAGTTGAGCTCGCTCAGCGGCTTGACTTGGCTTTAGATATGATTGAAGAGGACGATGACTCCTGAAGCTAGTGTAAAAGCCTCGATTAAGAAGCTACTAGATTCACGCGGGTTCTGGCGAGCAGGTACAGCCAGGCCCGCAACAGTCATTGGTTGGTACTACATGCCGGTCTCAAATGGGATGGGCGTGCACGGAATACCAGACTTTGTGTGTTGTTGGAACGGGTTGTTTTTCGGCATCGAAGCAAAGGCCAAAGGAGGGACGACGACAGCTAATCAGGATCGGCGGCACGAAGAAATTCGGGCAGCAAATGGGATCGTGTTAGTTGTTGATAATGTAAAACAATTAGAAGAATGGATGGATGAACATGGAAAGAAGTGAGTACCACGCAGAGTGGAGCCGAAACAACCAAGACAAAGTAAAGCAGTACAGGCAGACGCCTCGCGCAAAAAAGCTGAATAAAGAAGCATCAGCTCGATACCGTAAGAACAATCCTGAAGCAGTAATGCTCCGGCTTGCAAAGCAGTCCGCAAAAAAGAAAGGCGTTCCTTTTGACCTTGCACTAAGCGATATTGTTATTCCCGATATATGCCCAGCGCTTGGAATACCTCTTTACAAAGACGGCACACGCGGTGCAAATACCCCGTCACTAGACAGAATTGTGCCAGCTTTTGGGTATGTAAAAGGCAACGTAATAGTTGTTAGCTTGCTTGCTAACAGGATAAAAACAGACGCGACCACTGATCAGATTTTTGCAGTCGGCGAGTTTTATAAGAAGTTGGGAGTATAAATTGGCCGACATCGTGGATAACGCAAATGACTTGATAAGTCTTAATGAACAGCTTGCATTGAAAGAGATCAGGGCGATGAAGCCCGAAGCCGTTTACACAGGTGAATGCCTGTTTTGTGGGGAAGAGCTCGAGCCACCGAAACGCTGGTGTGACGCTGAGCATCGGGATCGGTGGGAACTGGAAAGAAAACGGAGGAGAGTATGAACAAAGGTGGCGCAAAGAAGGCTGCGTACGACAAGGCATATAATGCCAAGCCTGAACAGGTAAAGAACCGAGTGGCGCGTAATGCTGCTCGTCGGGAGTTGATGGCAGAAGGCAAAGTATCAAAAGGGGATGGCAAGGACGTTGACCATAAAAAGCCCCTGATAAAAGGAGGTAGCAATGGCAAGTCAAATCTCAGAGTTACATCGGAGACCACCAATCGCGGGTGGCGTAAAGGAAAAAGCGGATACATACCTGAATAGAGACCACGTACGAATCCTTCCAGGTGACAGAGCAACATGGTTTGGGTTGGATGTACCGTACGGTGTCACTAATATTATCCAAGAAACGTTTTGGGGCGCGGAAGATTTCCAAGAGAAGTGGGCGTGTAGTTGGATAAAGAATGGCCACAGAAGCCATATAGTGCTGGACTTAGATGTGCCAGTACAAGAGCGAGTAACAGCCGCAGTAGTGGCGATGAGGATTGAACATGGCAACGATAGTGAAGGAGAAGGAAGCAGTCCTTCTAAAACTGCGTAACCCATCAAAGGTTACAACGGTAATACCAACTGCTAAATGCATTACCCACAAGGGGCAGGAACTGGTCGCTGTACCGCATCGACCGGATGAAGCTCGAGTCCTGAAGCTACTGGGGTTCGACACACCTGACCCGATGAAGCTGCACTACCAGTGGCCACCTGCAGGCGGCAAGCACAACCCGTTTGCAGCACAGATTGAAACAGCGAACTTCGTTACGATGCACAACCGCTGCTTCATTCTCAACAGCATGGGAACTGGCAAGACGGTGAGCTCGTTGTGGGCGTTCGATTACATGCGTAGCCGCAAGCAAGTTAAAAAGGCTTTGATTGTTTGCCCGCTCTCCACCATGGAACGTACCTGGGGGGACGAAATCTTCAAGACTTTCCCGCACCTGGATGCAGTGGTGGTGTACGGCAGCCGTGAACGGCGCAAGAAGCTGCTGGCTCAAGATGCACACCTGTACATCATTAATACCGATGGCCTAAAAACTATCGAAGAAGATTTGAAGAAGCGGCCTGACATCGATCTGATCATCATTGACGAAGTGGCGATGTTCCGTAACGGCAGTACAAACCGCTGGAAGTCGCTCAACGCTATCGTCAACAAACAGTTCGCAGCTCGCCGTGTATGGGCGCTTACAGGGATGCCGACACCGAATTCACCAACCGATGCATGGGCGCAGTGCCGGATCGTTAACCCAGGCCACCCCGATGTACCGAACTACTTTACGAAGGCGCGTGATGCTCTGATGCGTCAGATCAGCCCGTTCAAGTGGGTGCCTCGGGAGAACGCCAACGATGTGATCAAAGGCTGGATGCAGCCATCGATTCGCTTTTCGCTGGATGACTGTACCGATCTGCCCCCACAAACCTTCATGACACGGGATGTCGATCTGTCGGACGAGCAGAAGAAAGCCTACAAAGACATGTTGGGCAAGCTCAAGGCTGAGTACGCAGGCGGCGAGATCCTGGCGGTCAACGAAGCCGTTAAAGCCAACAAGCTCGTACAGATTGCTTGCGGTGTGGCCTACGCCCAGGACGGCTCAGAGATCGTGCTACCGGCTGAACATCGGATCGAAGTACTCAAGGAAGTCATTGAAGAGTCCGAAGGCAAAGTCATTGTGTTCGTACCGCTCACGGCAGTGCTGGAGCATGTGGCTGAGAAACTCAGCAGTCACTGGGATACCCGTGTGATCCACGGTCAAACCCTCAAGAACGAGCGTGACGAGATCTTCCGGTCATTCCAAGACTCTGACTACCCACATGTATTGGTGGCCAACCCTGGAACCATGAGCCACGGTCTGACGTTAACCAAGGCGACCACGATTGTTTGGTATGCCCCAGTGCACTCCAACGATACCTACGAGCAAGCCTGCGCCCGTGTACGCCGTCCAGGTCAAACCCGCACTACGGTGATCGTGCACATGGCAGCGTCAGAAATTGAGAGGAGGATCTTTGAACGACTCAAGACCAAGCAGAAGATGCAGGGGCTGTTGCTGGATATGATGAAAGATATGTAAGGGTTTACCCTATTGCGTATACACACGTTTGTTAGTATATTTAATACCCCACTGGAGAAAAGCCAATGAAACTAAGCGAAGTAGTTCAGAAGTACATCGAACTACGCGATAAAAAGGCTGAGCTGAAACATGCTTACGACTTTAAAGTTGCGAAGATTGATGAAGCAATCGATAAAATAGAAGCTAAACTTCTTGAAGTATTTGATGGCGCAGGGATGGATAGTGTCAAAACACCGTTTGGCACGGCCTACGCATCGACCCGGAGTACCGCTAGTGTTGCCGACCGCGAAGCCTTTATGGAATTCGTCAAGGAAAAACAAGAGTGGTCATTGCTCGAAATCCGAGCAGCAAAACTAGCAGTAGAGCAGTATAAGACGGCCAACGATGATCTACCCCCAGGCATTAACTGGCGGGAAGAAAGAGTTGTCAATGTCCGTCGTTCGCAGTAACCTGATAAACCCATAGGAGAAATGGCAAAAATGAGTACTATTATTCCGTTTGAGTCTGGCAATCTGCCAGCATACATTCGTTCCATGAATGTAGAAGAACTTAACCAAGATCTGACTTCGCACGCTGGTGGTGGTTTCCCCATCATGAGCATTAAAGGTAAGATCTTCACCCTCGTTCGTGATGGCGAGCGCACAGTACTACCTAACCCGAAAGACCCTGAGAGCCCAGCGACTGCCATTGATGTGGTGATTGTCAAGGCCAACAAAGGTACATCGAAGGTGTACTACGCCAAGGGCTACAGCGAAGGTGGTGAGGCAGTTAAACCTGACTGCGCTTCCAATCAAGGCGACAA